CAGCAACGGTGGTCAGAATCCCTTTTGGGATGGAACAAAGGTGAATTTTAAGAACTACATGTCCGTTAATAGCAACTTCGGTGGCACAGATACTATTGATATCTGTTACATTCAGCTTGGCATAAACGACGTGTACGGCAATACGTCCCTCTCTACCATAATTGCGAATGCAAAGATTCTAATAGCCGCATTGCGGTCTGATTATCCTTCATGCAAAATCATTCTCGGCATACCTCCTATTTCCTGCGGCACACAGGATGGATTCGGCAAAAACTACGGCGCCGCTACTAATCTGCTGACATACGAAAACGCGATGAAAGCATACTGGAGCGAGGCTATATTGCAATTCGATGAAGCAAGATATAATGCAGCGGTAACCGTGTGCCAATCTGGGCTATGGGTTGACCGGGATTACGGGTATCCGAAGGAAACTGTTGATGTAAGTGCGAGGGATTCTGCAGATCAGGTGAGCGTTTTTTCCAACGCACTTCACCCAAACACATCAGGATATAACCAGATAGCAGACGCGGTATACAGTCACATTTTATCATTATACGCAGCATAATGGACATCCAAACCACCATAATCAACCGCCTCGGCGGCTACGACAAGTCAACACACTTCTTCGCATCTGCCTGGATATGTCTGTTAATGCCTACCTGGTTGTACGCGATAATAGCGGCAGTAGTACTCGCTGTAGGAAAAGAGCTGGTGGATAAGTACCTCAGGAAGACTGAGTTCAGCGTTCGGGATATGGTGGTGACGATTGTGGGTGGAGTGGTGAGTGCGGGGATTATTGCGCTGAAAGAATTTTGGCAATGACATGGCTGTCGTGAGCAAAAAATTACTAAAAAGTTGTAAAAAGAATTTCAGAAAGTTGTACGTGTGCGAACAAAAACCCCGGGGTTGCCCCCATGTTAGCCGTTTTCCCGCCACATGAAAGTTTTCGTTTTTCAGGTCTAATATACCACTTTTATATTAATAAAGAAATACCTAATTCTTCGGAATTAGCGTTCTCTCGCTTGTGGTCTTCCCTTAAAAAAATATTCCATCTCAGACTGGTTTTTAAATTCGTAAATACCAATAATATTAATATCTTTTTTATCAAAGTTCTCGCTATCGTCCTCTGCGATATGATTAACGATTTCTTGAAAGTTTATAAATCGGCCGCCCTGTGTTATCACACCTTGTGAGGCGATTACGTTAGAGGTTGACCATGATACAAAAAAGTATCTCTCTTTTTGGGGATCATTAAAAGAAACAATAACCAACAGGGTTACGATAATTGCAATTGCCTTTTTCATTATTGTATTTTTTTTATATTAGGAGAGTAAAACACACCCTTCGCTTGCGAGGGTGTGATGTAAGCGACACTCTTTTGCACTTACAAATTTAAAGATAAATTGTTTTTTCTGTAAAAAGTTATATATTTGCATTGTGTTAAAGGCATTCCGATATAGAATTTCTCCAACGAGTGAACAGGAAATACTGATAAATAAACATATCGGTAGTGCAAGATTTGTGTACAATCTGGCTTTGGAAACAAAGTCTGTTGCATGGGCTGGTAATCGTGTAAGCCTTAACTGCTTTGACCTGATTAAACAGCTTCCTGATTTAAAAGAAGAATGTACGTGGCTTAAAGAAATTAACAGCCAATCCTTACAACAGCCTATCAGGAATTTAGATAATGCTTTTACACGCTTCTTTAAAGGGCAAGGTAGTTTCCCAAAATTCAAAAAGAAGTCAAACGGTGGGAGCTTCAATGTGCCGCAAAATGTTCTATTGAAAAATGGGAAGCTGGTAATACCTAAATTTAAAGAAGGAATTGAAATTGTTTTACACCGTCCAACTAAGGGAACAATAAGGCAAGCTACAATAAGCAGAACACCAACAGGAAAATACTTTGTATCAATACTTTGCGATACTGGTGAAACAATTAAACCGAAAGCTAAAATTAAAGAAAGTACCACCGTAGGGATTGATTTAGGAATCAAAACATATCTTGTTTCATCTGATGGAAAAGAGTATGATAACCCAAAATTCCTTCGTAAAGCACAAAACAGATTGAAGTTTGTGCAGCGTAAATATTCAAAGCATAAGGGCAAAAGAACTAAACATAGGCTGGCAATTTTACATGAAAAAGTGGCCAACCAACGTAAAGACTTCCTACACAAAACTTCAAGCGAACTAATCAAGAACCACGATAGTTTAGCAATAGAAGACTTAGCAGTTTCAAACATGGTAAGAAACCACAAACTTGCACAATCTGTTTCAGATGCAGGTTGGTCAATGTTCGTAACCATGTTAGAGTACAAAGCAGAATGGTACGGTAAGAACATTCTAAAGATTGGCAGATTTGAACCTTCAAGCAAGCTGCACAACACTTGCGGGCATATAAACAAAGACTTAACCCTATCAGATAGGGAATGGATTTGTCCTAAGTGCGGTGAAGTTGTTTTGCGTGATATGAATGCTGCTGTTAACATAAAATCATTTGCTCTTAAAAATCATTTGTCTGTGGAACGCAGACTTAAAAATCATGGTCAGTTGCCAACGTTAGTTGGAGCGTTTACCCATGAAGCCCATCCCATCGCCTATGGCGTGGGTGGGTAGTTCACTTTTGAAATGGATGATAACCTACTGTACCTCGTGTAGCAGGACAGCCGTATTTTGGAGCGCATGATGCCATGCAAAAAATTATTATCGCAGCGATGATAGCGGTAATAACATTAGTTGTCAGTTTTTCTTTTTTTTCTTGTGTCATTTTTTGTGTTTTTAAATTTTAAAATACCCCACCAGCTTATGAATATCATTACTATAATGGTAGCGCATAAGGTGATGAGAATGATATTGTGAAATATACGGAACATGAAGTCCCATTGAATTTTGTCATCCATGATTAATCTTCTTTAAGATACCATTTTTTTGAAAGTTCGTTTTCGAGGTCTACTTGGGCTTGCGTACACATAACTTCATCTACCATTAGCCTTTGATATTCAAGAAAACTTTCTACTGATTTTTCTAATGAAAAAAGCCGATCTTTCGTTTTGCATTTTCGGATGCTTCCCCTTAAATCTGAAAGTTCTTCGTAGAAAAAGTCTTCTCTTAATTCATGGAACGAAGGGCGATTTCTGGCTTTTACCAAAAGAGCTATAGTGCTGCCGATCATAAATCCAGCGGCAAACCCTACAAGGAGGCTATTTGTTTCCATGTCTATTTTTTAAAGAATTAATGATTTTATTTTTTTCTGTGTTTGCCATCCCCAATAATATTTTTAATTTATTTTGGAATGTTTTGTCTTCTGGAATAGTAATAATAATGGCAGTATCCGGCTCTTTAAAGTACTGATTATAGCTCATCCAATGTCCTATCTTACACCCAAAGTTAAGCATGTTAAATTGCATTTGAGCGTAGTAGTCAATATGGTATTCTCTTAGCCATAAATATTCTTGTTCTGGGCGATATTTAGATATTTGTTGTAATCGTTGCCAATGCATATCTCTGGATGGACATTTAAATTCTGCTAATATATATGGCTTCTCATCCAAAAAGCCAATCTGATCCGGAGATGTCCCAGAAAAATCGTTGTATTTTTTAAATAACGGGTTAGCTCCTCCGTAATATTCCCATCGAATGGTGCGTCCCGGTATTTCTATTGACTTCATTATAGAAGTATAATATTGGGCAGCTAATGGTTCGTTTATTTTACCTTGTCGCATCTCCCACGTCCCCTTAAATTCATTATGTTCATATTCGGTGTAGCACTCACACGCTACTTGGTTAATGTAGGTCATTGCCCCCTTACCAAACGAACCATCCGCATTCAATATTAACAATTCCGAAATACGGGAAGCAGAAAACATTCCCCATTTTTGTTTTCCCCATTCTTGTTCTTTTTCTTCAAAGTAGTTGTTCATTTTGTTGTTCTTTTTTCCATGTTCGTAATTGTCTCTTACACTCAGAATCGCACCAGTTATTTACCCAGCTTCTGGCATCATTTATTTTTGAATGAGCTTTTACGTGCCTAAAGGAATAGAAATCTTTAAATGTATATGGGCGATCTTTAGCATGGGGACATTTTTCATTGAATAGTTTTTTTAGGAATTTATAACATAGCTTTTCTAAATCAGTGCCGTTCTTTTTGCTTCCGGTGTGAATGTTGTCTCTATTGATAACTATATGCTTTACGCACGTTATATCCGTGGCTTTAGATACTATATACAGGGCATTTATTATAGCTCCAAATTCGGCTTCTTGAATGTTTCTGCATTTGGATTTAAATAGCCCGCTGCCCGTGAGTTTACCTCCGTTTTCGTAACGTATGTAATATGCATAAGCCCCTTTCCCATATTGCGCATAAAATCCTGCGTCAGTGTTAATCGTTACGATGCCTTTGCTCATAGAAATTTCTTTTTTTGCTCAATAGCGGCCCTGCGATTATTATAATGAAGAATAATAGTTTCATGATGTTAATTGTTTTTTTATTTCTTCGGGCGGTTGTCTCACCACATATTGTATCGGGCCAGTCATATTAACAACAGTTTCTTCCACAATCGCGCCCTCGAAGAGATATGTTCTTGTATAAAGAGATATAAGATGGTCTACGTTTATAGTGACATGGTCTCCTGTTGTTAAGAGGAGGGTTATTAATTTTTTCATTATTTGTTTTTTAAAGTGATAAAATTTCTGTTATCTTTTCTTTTGCCATAGCCATTTTTTTTCGATAGGCGGAGCTTTTCATTTCGTGAAGTGAAATTCCTTTAATGCTTTCTATGAACATTTTCCATTTTTCTTTATCGGTCGCGGCCGCTATCTCTTCCAGTTTTTTTATTTCTTCCAATCTCAAGCGTTCATTCTCTTCCTCTTTAGCGTCCTCAATAGCTTTCTGTTTTATTTTTTCCAATTCTATCGCTCTTTGCTGAGCTGCTTTTATTTTTGCCGATTCTATAAGAGGGGCAGCAGTAGCAATTAGTAGATTCCATTCTTCATCCGAAATTTCTTTAATTGTGCGGGGGGATATGTTTATATCCACTTCTTCCATATTGAGGATATAGGTACCCATTATGTTAGGTACTAATCCTATATTTTGTAATTGACTGACCCTGGCTGCCGTTCTTTGGTTTTGGGCTATTCTTTTGGCTTCCTCCAATTCTTCCTGTTGCTTGCGGATGGCTTCCCGTTCTCTCTCTAATTCTTGCTGCGCTAAAAGGAGGCGTTGACGTTCTTCTTCCTCTTCTTTTTTTCGCCGGGCATCCTCTTCTTCCTGGGCGATTCTTATCTTTTCGTTTTTTTGAAAAACTTCATCAAAAAGGGGAAGTATACTTTCATTATATACTTCTACGCTGGCTTCCCGGATTAGCCCTCCTTCTATACTGACGTCTTCGAGCACAAAGGAACCATCAATTAAATGCGCCCCCATTTTTGTTAATTGCAATTGGCGAGTAAATAGCTGTTCGTCTTTTTTTCTCTTCTCCTCGGCTTTTTTTCGCTCTGCTTCGGCCTCGAAGGATTTTTCCTGATTTTCCAAATGAGTTTCTATAGGATCTATTTTGTCTACAAATTCCTTTTCTTTAGCGACCCACGCTTTCGATTCGGCATTAGCTTCTTCTCTCCCCTTTTTAAATATTTTAACTCCTGAAACTCGAAAGTTTTTGACTTGTTTTCTGGCTTCGGAAATATTTAAATATCCCTCTCTGTCCGAAAGATCTTTTAATTTCATTGGAAGAAATTCTTCTTTCATTTTTTCGATTACCGCATCTGTAATATTTTCTTTTACAAGAGCAGAAGATATCTTTTCATCGTAGGGGGAAATGATTTTAATTTCTGACATTTCTTAGAGTTTTATTTTGTTTTTAAAATGATCTGTAGATATTTCCGTAGGTGCAGCATGGGTGTTTTTTTCAGTTGTAAATTGGCTGTATTCTACCCGGTCGTTAAGTTCTCTGCCAAACACTTTTCCAAGAGATTTACATGCATTATTGAGAGCATAAGATTTTGCTATACCCGCATAGTCGGCGTCTATACCGGTTTCTGCTCCGGTGACCCAGAAAGAAATAGCGCCTACTCTCCCCGTGCTGAAAGAATCGCTCCATACCCTTAAATATATCTGTGCGCTTATCAAAAGTCGCCCCTCTACCTGAATGACGGTGAATTTAAACTCTATAGTTTCCCAGCCATCAAAAATGGCATCTAACATTTTTTCTTGCTCTCCAATAGGGATATAATCTCCTCCGTTATTTTTAATAACAAGGGGCGTGGCTTGGAGTGCGTTCATTAATTGTTCTGTCATGTTTTGTATGTTTTATGAGTGTGCTCCCTTCATTTTGAAACGTTCTTCCATCTATCTGCCAAAATCTTTCTTTCGGCGTAATGGTGTGATTCCCTTCATTTTGAAACGTTCTTCCATCGTGGTGGCTGCGTTGCTTTCCGGGTTAATGGTGTGATTCCCTTCATTTTGAAACGTTCTTCCATCGTACAGAAGATTTGCCATAAAAGCGTTTTGGGTGTGATTCCCTTCATTTTGAAACGTTCTTCCATCTGGTTTTTTATAAGTGATTGGATTTCTTGATATAACATCGAAAATTCACTTTCGAAAACCCTCCAAACGTTATGATAGCTGCACCACAGGGTGGAATTTTGTAATTCAAAAAACACACTCCCGTTTTTAATAAAAAAAACCGAATTTGGATTTTCTTTTTCTGTGTAAATTTCGCACCCGTTCATTATCTGCCAAAATCTTTCTTTCGGCGTAATATCCGGCGCGTTAATAATAGCTTCCAATTCTGCCATCTCTTTTTGCAGAGATTCTTTTTTTGTTGTTGCTTCTTGCTTTGTCATAATTGATTTTTTATATAAACTACCCATTCGTTATAGGGGAGTTTGTTAATAAATGTTGTATGTACTTTTCGGTGTGGGCGAAGTGAGTTGTTTTTGATGGGAGGAATACCGAATAATCGGTATAGGATTGTTTTCTCCAATTTTTTAATTCTAATCATCGTTTTGATATTTGTCTATTGCTATAGTTGTAATCTTAACTAAATAGTAAAGATCGGCTACGGCAATGATTAATCTTGTAAGTGCTCCCCATTTATTAACATGCAGTTCCATTTCCGCAAAGGCTCCCAATAAATATAATAAGAGGGTTACAAGGAATAGAACTATTAGGGCTGCCAAAATACAGGCAATTGCTTTTGCTTTTTTCATTCGTCTATTATGTTTAGGCATTCTGAATAAAGCAGGGCCTTTAATGGCCGAATACACGTGGCATTTCTTTGTTTAAGATAATCTATATTTTGATAAATATTTTCTCTTATGCCCATTACTATTTTGTTATATAGCCAAATGGTATATTCGTCGTGATTGAACGGAGCCTCAGATGAGAGACGCAATTCATGCAAGTCGGTAGCTGTCATACAGATTGTATTAATCCTATAGCAAAATCGCCCGCAACACATAGCATCCAAACAAGGAATTTGTATTTTAGACGAGATTTAAAAATAGGATAAGTGAAGAATATAGTTATCATAACCGGTGTTTTTTTACATGATTCAAGTGCTTTCTGTCTGCGTTTTTCTGGTTGAGTGCGTAGCATTCAAAGCCGTCATCGTAGGTGAAGAGATGCCCTCTTTTAGGGGGCTGCATAGGTTTAAAGGGTGGCGGCTTTCTTCCCTTTTGCGTTTGTTGGGTATCCATACTTAAGATGGAGGCAGCCATTAGGAGTGCTGATAATTTAGTTTTCATGATTTTCTGTTTTGTTTGTGAAGTCAATGGCTAACTGCATGGCTGTGGTTTAGTTATTGCCAGATAAAGTCTTCGTTGATTTCAAAACACCCAAGACTTCCCTCAACCTCGATCATTGTTTTCTTTTCCATAAACTCTACTACTTCTGTTGTCTTGCCTGTAATTCTCAGGTTGTCCATTACCTGCCGTCCTTTGTTGTCAAGAACCATTGCAAGATTTGAGCGTGCGGGCTTACTGGTGTCAAACCTTGCCCCTGTTGCAGTAACTAATGTTGCCATTTTTAATTCTTTTTAACATTTGTGAAAATTAAAAGATAATTGCAGCTATAGGCTGCCTCTATAGCCTATATACACCCGTTCGTAATTAAATAAGACGTGGCCGTGGTTACTGCAATTTTGGATTAAATGGACAGATTTACAGGATATACCTAATGCCGGTAGTAAGTATTTTTCGCCCGTCAAAGCCAATGCCCTGACCTCTATAATCTACCCCTTCGATGGTAAATTCCAAATGTCCCTCCACTCTCATATTAAATTCAAGTCCATAGCATAAGTGATTGCCGGGGCTAAAGAATTTATTTCTTGTATCGTCTCTGGTGTATACCCAACCACCCGCTTTTGGGACTACGGTAAATCTCTGATTGATAGGAAAACGATACCCCAACATGGCATTGTAGATAATAAGGCTTTGTGAATTTAGGGCTGGTAATGCGCTTATGGAAATCTGCCCAAAGCGCTGTGTTAAGCCTAATGATGCGCCTAAAAATACATCCGGGAATGTCGGCGAAAATCCTCCCTGCATGGTGATAAAGCCGCTCCATTTTTGGGGCTTATAATCTTGCTTAAAAGCATAGAACGGCTTTTCCGCATACCTGTCTGCATTATATTGTGCATTCGCGGTTAATACTATGAAAGCGGAAAATAATAATAATGATAGCTTTTTCATTTTGTAATACGTAATGAGTGAGGTAATGATTTTGAGGGGATATTTAAATGTTTCTTCCACCCCTCGCCGTAATGCTTTTGTAGCTCTTTTTTGTGGGATTTCTTTTTGCCCTCTAAAATAGCTTTTTCCTCTTTAGATTTTTGGAAGACATTTATATTAGCCCTTGAAACTAATGAAGGTGCGAATATCGCATCCGGTGCGTATGTAGTAATTGGGGTGCGCTCTGCGGAAAAATAGATTTTACCGATAGTCATTGTAATGTAATTTAAAGATTGAAAATATGGTTTTTTTACTATATAAAAAGTTAAGGTAACTATATATTTGTTTAACCTTATTGTTTTTTCTAAATTGAAAATTTCCGGTTTCCCGGCGTTGGTGCGATTAAAAAATTTCATTGTGATTTTCCAATATCATGCAATTTTCTACAACTTCGTTCTCTAATTCAATCAGTTTTCTTTTAAGCACTTCCATTTGTTCAAATTTATTTTTTTGAGAATTTTCAAATTCAGAAACTCTTTTTTGGAGGGGGGTAATAATAATGTTTAGGGGGTCGAATCTTCCGATTGTTTTGCTATAATTATTCTTTTCTTTAAAGGATGTTAACCTCTGCCCGGTGAATTTTTTTAGCATATTAATCTGATATGTTAACTTAGAATTTATGTCAATTTCGCTTCTGTAAATTAAATCTTCCATTTCTTTAGTTTTAATCGTTAAGAATTAATTACACGGCAAACATTTACCGACATAAGAGATCCTTTTTAATGTGCCATGTGTTTATGTAATTGATTGGTATTTACTGTATCTCTCTTAGCATTTCTATTTCGTTTTCTGAAAATAAACGATTTACATTTTGCCATTCTTTTTTAACCGCTTTGTAGATTTTTTCCGCATTTCGGCTATCCTCATTATAACCACAGTCAGTGCAGAAATCTTCAAACTCGCCGGGATCGTATTTAGTGAGGGCTGCTAAAATGCGATAGGGGGTAGGGGGATTTTTTGGGTAGCTCCTGCTATCTCTTATAGAAGCTCCAAAACGAAGAGTATATCTTTTTCTGCCCTTTTTAAGACAAATTTTATATATATCTCTTTCTTTAGTTTCACCAATAAAATGTGTGTCATATTTTAAATATTCGCAATGAAAGGTGGTGCCGGTTTTTTCTAAAAAGTCGGCTGCCTGTTGATCGTAGTTGTTCATGTTGAATTTAAATAATTAAAATGTTGTGTAATTTATAAGGGAGGGAATAGCCCCCCCCCCCCTTTTTTTTAGGTTAATTAATGGCTTCGGCCAGATAGTTGAATGCTACATTATTATACTGTAATGCCGTGCCTGTGTATTGGCTTTCAATACGGGCATTTTCGCGGTTTGGAACTGGCATTTTGTGCGAGGTATAATGAGTAACTCCGCTAAAAAGGCCCCAAAGGGTTTGACCTTTTTGTTTCATTTCCGAAGAAATGCTTTGCAGTAATTCGCCGGAACGATTAATTGCGTATGTGGAATATTGCTCTTTTGCTTTTGCATCAGTTTCCATGATATTTACCGCGGTAATATCTTTGACGATCCGGGCAATATTTTCTTTAGTTACCGGTACTTCAGATAGTTTTATAAACTGCTCAAAAAGGCTCTTTTCCGCTGCCTGTATGCCGTGTATGCCTCTTAAAGAATCTTCTATTTTAGCATGCATACTGGTAGTGTGCCGGGCGGTATATTGTAACATTTTAGCGGCTGCCATAAAAGTATTCCGGCAGCATATAGTAATGTTTGCCGCCCCCCATTTTAAAGAGGTTGTGCCGTCATGGCTATTTATTCCAGTTACGTAGCCTTTTACGGTTGTTTTATTTTCGCCCAAATTGGTAATTTCGTTATGGGTATTAAGCTGAATGAAGACTTTGCCTCCCCCATTAAGAGCGCCCCCGCTGTGCAGCTTATAGCCTTCTTTGTCTGCTATCCTTAATACCAGCTCACCCAATTCGGAATTTTGAAAAGGCGTGTAAGAATCTTTACAGGTGCTAAATGTTGTTTGTTTATCATCCCGGACGATACCAAAGAATCCCGTTTCTGTGCCGTTCGGCAATAGAAGTTTCTGTTTGCTTACAGTCCATCGTAGTTTAAATTTCTCTAACATTTCGGCTACGGCTTCAATGTTTTCGCTGTCGTTTACATCTAAGCCGGTAAATGCGCTGTTTAGCACCTCGTTTGAAAAATCTGTGTTCATACTTTTTGTTTTTGTTTGTTAAAAAATTGGTGAGTATATAAATGCCTGAATGTTTTTTTTATCAAATTTCGTTTTCAAAATTTGCCTCTGATTTAATAATGCCAGCGTACCTTAACTTAGCCGTCTTTTAAACGGCCGTGTTTTGTTATCTGTATCATAATATAGCCGGTATCGTTATCCGGTGCCGTTTGTATGTTGTTAATTAAAACCTGTAGTATTCTTAAGTTACTACAATCGGGTGTAGTACTATTTCTTTATTTTTTTGACAATAAGCACTTGTGAGGTATTGCCGAAATTTACGCCATGAAAATATTCGTGGTTGAATCTAAACCATACATGTGTTTGCGTTCCTGCAATGTTATGTTTTCCTGAATGTATGCGGGTGGGGTTGATGATGAGTGTAGCGGGCCAGTTGGTTATTTCGTAGGTTTTTTTCTCTTTATTAAAAGAGAGGTAAAGATACATTTTCTCTTTACCTTTTAGTGCCGATAGCCGTACTGCATCTTGTACGCCACAACATTTGTAACATATTTTTTCACCAGTATCGCATAGTGCGTACCCTGGCGATATTTCAGTACCATTGATTCGCTCTGAACATATAGAGCATGTGGGCATTTCTGTGGTTTCGTTTATTTCTTTCATATTTCGCCGGTATCGTTATCCGGTAACGTTTAGCGGCCGCTTACAATCGAATGTGCAGGACTTAACCAGCGGCCGACCGATATTATAGCAATATCGCCGGTCTAAATTATTACAATTCAGCATTGTATATAATTCGCCAGCGATATCGCCCTTCATCGGAATTTGCTAAGAAGGAAACTTAGCGAAGGGTTGTAAGTGATATCAATTGCGAAATGCCCTACAAACCTACACCGCTATTTTTTATTTTCCAAATACTTTTCAATCTTTTTTTATTTGTTAACATTTCTTTAGCTTTTGCTGATAGCAAAATAGCCGGATAGCCGTGTAGCGCAATTGCAGACGATTTAGGGCGGCGAAATATAGTGTAGTGTACGGGGCGCAATTTCCCCGAGCCGCCAATTTCGCGCACAATCTGCCAGCCATACGCCTATATTATCATGTACATATAATACACTTAGCCATTTTGCCGGATTTCCCCGCCACGTAGCGGCCGGGCCGAACATCAGTAGTTCGACTGGCAGCCACATATCGCACACCTAATAGCAGCACATCAGGCATACAGGTATCAGGCACGCGGGCCGCATGTGTAGCGAAAAGTTTTAGTAATTCTTTTTTCAGCCAGCCACGAACGCGCCCGGCAAAATATCGTTTCCCGGCGACCGACCGCGGCCCGCTTTTGACCGATGGGGTCGCCATCCGGGCGCGCCCTCGCGGCACAATCGTTTTAAAAAAAACAAAAAAAATAAAAATTTGTGGATGGAAGTGGGAGTGGTGATGATTACTCTCGGGCGATTTTCATGTTTTTGGCGAAATGGCTCGCCCTTCAGATACGCGCCCGCGCGAAAAAATTTTTGGGAAAAGAAAAAAAATAAAAAATAGGGTGGGGGTTTAGGGGCGGTAACCGAGGATGGGCGATCTGCGTGTTTGGGGCGAAATAGCTCGCCCCACGGGCGCGCCCGCGCAGCAAAAACATTTTCCGAAAAAAACAAAAAAAATTGAAGGGAATGTGGTGGAGTAGTGGTTTGGTGTGGGCGATTTTGGTGCACTGGTAGAAATCTTCCGCCAAAAATCCCGTGAGTTAGAAAAATAAAAAATATTTTTTGAGTGGATGCCCGATGGGGTGGTGTGCGATTTATGAGAAATGATTATCTTTGGCTATCGTTGGTTTTTCATATTTTAATTACAGAACAGTATCGGCTCCTCATTCTTGGGGAGCTTTTTTATTATGGGCGATATTCAATAATTGATTAAATTCGCCCTGCTTGATTTTTTTCATTGATATATGTATTTGCGACCCGGTATTCTTACCGGGTTTTTGTATTTTCGCATTGATATTGGATACAAGCAGTAAGCGTTTGGGCGAACTATTCTTGGTTTGCCCTTTTCTTTACAAAAATATTAACACATAAAACTTTGAAATCGCCCGTCGGTAATATTATCTTCGTTTCTCTCACAGGCAATTAAGGGTATATGTTAATCCGTGCCCATTTTTAAAACCAAACGATATGACCAAGCAACAAAAAATTAAGCAGCTAATTTCAGACGTAGTAAAAATTTCTCCGGACGATATTCTTGATGAACATAGATTGTTGGAAGATTTGGATCTGTATTCTACAGATGAAGTATCTCTCATACAGAGAATAAATAAAACATTCAATACGTTTTTGCATCCAATGACGATTCAGGAGGGAATGCAAGTAAAGGATCTGTATTCTTTAGTGTAAATTTTGTATATTCGTAACGTTTTCAATCATGTGTTATACTCCAGTCTCATATAGCAGTATTAGTTTTGGTTACGGGGTGCATTTCTATGCACCCTTATTTTAATCTTTAAAACTTTAGCCATGACATACATTTGCATCCGCAGCTTCACTTCTTATTTCACCAATAAGAAATACAACATGAACCAGGAGATTTCGATATCCGAATACAATGGGCTTCGGCAGGCTGAGAAAAACAATTTCTCTTGCATATATCTTGGTGGCGATAGCACCTTTTCTTCTTCGGAAGAAATTAAAAATTTTGCAACACAACAAAATCGCCCACATGCAGGAAAGTAATTTAGATAAACTTTTAACAGAAAATAATGTATCCCATCCATTTTTTGTAGGTATGGAAGAGGTGAATAAAGAATGGGTGGACTCTCTTAAAAAAGAAGGAATACAATCTCCGTCCGCAGAAACTATGGAAACTATTCGCCGGTGGTACGATAAATATCGAAAATTAAATCCAAAAGCATCAGTAAGGAATGCAAAACGTGCAACTATTCGTCATTTCAATTTAATAATAAAAAAATAACATCAATGAAAATTCTTGTTCCGGGGCACCGTTATGTAGCCGATAATTTTGAGGCAAAAGAAAATGGACAAACCATTCAATTTATTCAAAAGGAACCTATTTCGGAAGCATCTACAGAAATGACCACCGTTAGTGATGGAACTACAAATGAGGAAGTATTAGAGGTTCTTCTTGATCGCCTAAATTTTTTAAACAAAAAGTTTCCATGTAGAGAAAACGCACTTGCTATCACCCACATTGAAATCGCCCGTAATTTTCTTTTTCAGCGGACGAGAGACAGGGAAAACAGAAAGGTTGAAGGATTGCATTCTGCATAAATATTTTGTCACTCCTGATTAGTTACCAGACCAATCAGTCGCCCAGCGTTATGTGAGGGCGCTGGGCATATTTTATCTAAGTATGGCAATTCATGTGCAATACCCTAATGGGCATATATTATCGTGGGTAGAGAAGGCTGAAATTATTTTTAGACTCGAGTGGAAAAGAAAAGAAAGAATGCTATGGGAAAGTGGCTCTGATGCTCTTGTAGCAGCATTGGATAAAGAGTTGATTTTAAAAAATCATGTAAATGCCAATATATCTTCAAAAGCCTAACGGTGTTACCTACAAGGTTAAAAGGTCTTGCAACATTGATGATATGCTTTATGTATGTCCTATTGGGGTGAAATCAAAAGCGGAACCGCAGCATGGTGATTATGGGGAGATTCTTTATTCTTTTATTCCAAATTCCTTTTATTTAAGCACTAAACCATTTTCGGAATATCATAGAGGGGGCTTTGATTGGACTGTATAGATTCTTACAAAATAATTTCTTATGTTAATAAATAAAGGAGATATCGTATTTCACCTTCTTTCCAAACTATATTTTAAGTGCGAATCGCACCGGCACGCAAGGTGGATGAATATGAACCCTTATTATGTTTTAATTCAAGTAAAATGAAAGTATATATTTTGTATGGAGGCGTTAAATATCCGTGGGAAAGCACAAGATTTCTTCCAGTAAAGGGAGATATTATTCATTATACCGGTAGTGATTATTCTGTTGTTAATTTAGAGTATTTTCTGCATTCCAGCACCAACGAAATAATTGAGATACATATTAAAACTTATAGTTTGTAAGATGACGATCATAACACGAGTTTGGGAGATGCCCAATAAGAACACATTTGATATAAGAAGTATTCGGCAACTTATATATAAATACCATGACACCAAAATGCTAAGCATAGATCCTTTCGCAAATAAGAGCCAAATAGCCTCCTTCACTAATGATTTATCTGATGAATTTAATACAGAATATCATTTAGATGCAATGGATTTCTTGAACTTATTTAAGGATAGAGAGGTTGATTTCGTTTTTTATGACCCACCGTATTCGCCCCGCCAAGTATCTGAATGCTATAACCAAGTAGGGCGCTCAGTAACCATGAAGGATACGCAATCAACGTGGCGCTCTTCTCATCTTGATAAAATATCTTCCATAATAAAGCCGGGGGGTATACTTATGAGTTTTGGATGGAATAGTAATGGCGCCGGCATAAATCGTGGCTTCCAAATGATTGAGATACTACTGGTCGCCCACGGAGGATCTCATAACGACACCATCTGTGTAGTGGAAAGAAAACATGAGGTATATCAAACCACCTTACTTTAATGTCATTTTAAAAATGATTTTACCAACAGTAGACCAAGAAGTTGAATCATGTGTATATAAGCTGTTTTACGGAGAGAAATACATAATAGTGAAGGGAAAGACGCTCTCTGGATCAATATATTTTATATTAACTAACGGGTATTCTAAATTTCTTGCAGCAGGTGGTGGCCGAGGTAATAAAAATGGAGGAACCGGACAGAAAGAATGGGAAGATAATAATAATTTTTATAAAAAATTTTATACATGGATAAAGCGCAATAATCTCTCATTTAAGATAGAGATCCTTCTTGAAACTAATAATCCATACCAATTATTAAAAGCAGAACAGGTAGCTCTAAATATGTCCATAAAAGACAAGAATTGCTTAAACAACAATGTGACAAGCTATATTCCTAAATTCAGAGAGAAAACAGGAATGTACGGATGGATACCCAAAAAGGATATAGCCTCATTCAGACGCTTTCTAAGTAAAAGGTAGCTGCTGCTAATGCTTGCCATGCATGTTTTTTTATACCAAGCGGCGTTTTCCCTCCCTTCCTGACATCAATCGCCCAATGTGATTTCATAGCTAAAATAACTATCCTATCATCCACATATACAAAGGACGGCCTCCTATCGGAGCCGTCTTTTCTTTTTTTATTCGACTTCTGAATTTTCTGCATAACAAGAGGCAATGATATTCCGTAGTATCTGTTATATATCCAGTTTTTAACTTCGTTTCTGGTGATTGATTTATATGATACCATCCTTTGACCCAGGATGTATTCGAGCCTACCAATCATTTTGATAGTGTTTATTGTGTTCATATTAAACCTGCTCGTAAACGGTCTTATATCTTCGTAGGCTACCTCCAATTTTACCTCTTTATCAAAAAGCGTCAATTGGT